TAACTAAAATTAGTGGAAATAATAAATACTATTTCTGCTTCTATTTTATCATAGAAAGAGAAAAATTCATATGACAGATAAAATTTTAATCAAAATAGACAATTTAGAAGTAATGTTACCTGAATCTCATATCATCGTTAAGAAAGATGAATATCTCGACTTAAAAAACAAGGCATCAAAGGGGAAATATATGAGCTTATCAGAGGTTATAGAGATGATTTCAGTATCTCGCCCTTGGTTCTTGGAACATGTTCTTTATCAGCCTAATATTCGCTCAAAAATTGATATTGATAAAAACAAGGATGGTTTTGTGAAATATCCAAATAATCAGGGTGGACGGTACTACTTCTTAGCTAGCAAAACGAAACAATTTTTTGAAGAAAATTTTGCAGAAATCTTTAGTTTATGATACGATAATCAAGATAATATCTTGGTTATCGTCTTTTAGAAAGAGGTAATCATGTCAGTTTCATACAGAAAACGAGGTAAAAAAAATTTATGGGATTATAGGATTTTTGATAAAGATAAAAAGGTAGTTGCTTCTAATTCTGGATTTAAAACAAAACGAGAAGCTGAAATTGAAGCTTTAGCTCTTGAATTAAAGTTAATTAATGGAGTTATTATAGATAAAAATATTACGTTTTATTCACTTTGGGAAAAATGGTTAGAATTAACAGTAAAACCACTTAGTAAAAGCGATATCACATTTTATAAACATATTTTACGAGGAAGATTCATTAAAGATTATTTTAAAGATAAACCAGCAGTCAAAATAAAAGCAAGTGAATATCAAGCATTTATTAATAAGTATGCTGAAACAAATTGTCGTGACAATGTAAGTAGAATGAATGCGGAAATTAGAAATGTGATTGTCTTTGCAAAACGAGATAAGCTTAGCATCGAAGATTTTACAGAGGGAGTTATTCTTTCAGGACGACCTTCAAAGAAGCGAAGAGACGAAAAATATATTCATAGCTTTGAAGATTATCAAAAGTTAGTAACATATTTAAAAAGTAATCTTGATTTAAAGACTTCAGTTGTTCCACATTTCTTATTAATTCAATTAAAAACAGGATTGCGTACTGGAGAAGTTGCAGGTCTCACATGGGATTGTGTGTTGTGGGAAACTTCAGAAATCAAAACTTATAGAAGATACGATACAGCTAGAAAACGTTGGGCAAAACCCAAAACCGAGGATTCCGTTCGTACAGTTCCATTGGACAGTGATACTTTATCTATTCTAATGAATCTAAAAAAAGAGCAATCTGTATTTATTGAAAATGGCACAATTACGAATAACGAAAATATGATTTTTGTTGATTTGAACTATAATGTTATAACAAATGCAGGTATTAATAAGCATCTAAAACAAATTTTAAAAACATTGAAGATTCACCCTCAAACTATGACAAGTACAGGTTTGAGACATACTTACTGTTCAACAATGTTAGCTAAAGGAATTGATATTTGGGCAGTATCAAAATTGATGGGACATAAAGATATAAAACAAATAACTGAAACTTACGGACATTTAATAAAAGAAAAAGCTGATATTGAAAATAATAAAGTGCGTGCAGTATTAACTAGTTTAAATAAAAAGGATATTAGTTGACCAATTATTGACCAAAAAATAAAAAAACGTTGTTAATTCAACGTTTCTATAGTATATTATATGCCCCCTGCAAACATAATAATATATATCAGTCTTTCTGGTTTGTTGTTATTCATGGTTTTTAAAAAAAGAAAAACTATTAAAAAATATAAAAAATTAACTTTTTTGGGGCAGGTTTGGGGCGAAGCGTTATTTGTAGTCGTTTCTCTCCATCTCATACATCCTTACCGAGTGTAGCACGAGATCACGATACTTCCAGGTGCTGACCAGATACTCAATGACTTCCTGATTCTCTATCTTGCACTCCATGAACAGCAACAGCTTGACCGTGTATTCATTTTTTAAAATTGGCACAGTGTAAGTCACATCTACCCAATGCTCAAAGCCTAAATCAGTTTGCTCTATGCTTGCAAGTTCAATCTTCAAAATGTTCATGTTTTCGTCCTCCTTACTTATCTATTCGTAAAAAATTAAAAAAGTAGTGAAAAAAACATTACTTTTTTTATTCTGAAACTACTTTCAGAGAAATAGCTTGGATTTTAAATCCAACCCTTTTTAGACAAACAAAAAACCGCAAGCTTTTGCCTGCGGTTAAAACGATTCGAACAATATTTTAGAAATTTTCCTTTCTATTTTTTAAAAAATTATTTTGTAGTGATGAGTCCATTAGGCTCAACAGTAAACTCTGGCTTGTCTGCCATTGTGCCGTCTGAATTGAGGTAGTACCAGCCTGAGCCGTCAGCTGATTTGATGAACTGTTTGGATTTCATGTCGCCATCCTTGGCATCTAGGTAGTACCAGTGGTCTTTATATTTGACCCATCCAGTGGCCATCTTGCCATCTTCTTTGAAGTAGTACCACTTATTGGCAATGAGTGCCCAACCAGTCGCCATGGCACCACTTGGTAGCAAGTAATACCAGTATCCGTCCGTATGCTTGTGCCAAGCGTTAGCCTTCATGTAGCCGTTGCTATCGAAGTAATACCAGACATCGTCAATCTTCTGCCAGCTATTAGCAGGGTAAGAGCCGTCTGAATTAACATGCCACCAGCCAGTCGCATTTTTCTTCCAGCCGATTTCGATATCATCGCCACCAAGCATTTCTTGGACGGTAGAACCAAGCGACTGATAATGCTTGATTTTAGCAACCACATAGTCACGCAAGCTATCATTGTAGCCACCGTGCAATTCAAGGGACCGTGCAGGGCATGAGGTGCTTGAAAACTCGTTATGAAACTTGATGTTGCTATAATTTGGAGTATCACCATAATAAGTCATATCCTCGGCCATTTGTCGCAATACCATGTTTTCATTTTCGATAAACTCGGCGTCTGATGCGCTTAACTGCTGGCATACTTCGTAGCTTAGAGAGTTCATGTTGGCATCGTAGTTAGCTGCAGACCATGAGCCGTTAAATGTGTCTTCGACTCGCACAATTGCATCTCTTGTAATGTAATAATGTGCGAAACCAAGCTCTGACTGTCCATTGTCATATCGTGACTGGAGCCATTCGATGTAGGCCTTTGCACTTTTTGAGCCGGCATCATTATGTAAAACATAATATTTTGGACGTTCTGTTGGACGTGAGCCTGAAATCCCATTAAAAATTGTATGGTTAATGATTTCTACCATCATTACTCCCCTTTCCAGGCTTCATTCATCTGCTTAACTGCAGACTCGACAAACGTATCGAGGTCTTTATCTGTCATGCTGATACCGTACTTGGTAAGCTCAGCACGGATTTTCGTACGAGCTTGCTCAAGTTTCTCTTCGCCTTTAAAACCAGTTTCAGAGGCGACTTGCTCCACGGCGTTGACTGCGTTTTTTGCCAAGATTTCGACGATCTTGATGGTCTTTTCTCCACCTTTTTGGACAAGGTAGTCCTTGACCGCTTTGACTGCGATACCAGTCAAAATGACTAGGATGCTGATTGCTCCATTTGTGATGATTTCAGTAATCTGTTGCATTTGTGTTTTCCTCCGCAATTTCTAAATTTAAGTATTTGTTAAATAAGGCATCGATACGCCCATTTCCACCAAGTTTCTTGTAGCTCGAGTGCATTTTGTGGATAATATCCGACTCGTGAACACTTGTATATCCACGCTTGAGAGCGACTGTAATATCACGCTCAAGTCGTAGATACATAGTAGCTAGATGCGCTTCATCATGTATTGCTAGCTTGTTGTTTATCTCGGTTATATTTTGCTTGTTCTCCTCACCGATAGAGTGAATAGTGTTTAATTCACCCTTCAACTCTTTGAACTGTTCTTGGTTGAGGTGACCCGCTTTACTAGCTCTCATGCCGAACCACCCAGTAGCTACCACCCCGATTGTAGGTGCTAATTGAGTGATAGCGTGGATTGCTTTTTCAAAAATTTCAGACCATGGCATAAAATTCTCCCTACTCAATCCTTGGCATTACGATGGTCAGAATACCCTTCTGCAACATTTCAGCAAGAGGTTGCTCTTTGTAAGTATAGCCCTCAGACTCTTGCATCTGGAATTTCAGAATTGTTTGTGTTTCTTTTGGCCACTTCGGATTAGTGTCGTAAGGATAAGGCATTGATACGATATCGCCGTTCACATAGCGACGGTCCTTAACAAGAGGTTTGATGAATTGCGCAACCTTATTATAAGTATTTGTTGGCATGCCACCATTCTGACCAATTGCAAGTGCGATGAGAACCTCAGTAATAGCCGATACGCTATCGATGTTCACTTTGTTTGCAGAGAGGTCCGTTTTAGCTTTTGCCAAGGATTGAACTGCTTGTTCAATCTCAGCTTGTGCCTTCACGATGGCAGAACCTGGATCTAGTTCAGCCTTGATAATATCTAGCACCGATTGAATCAGAGTGTCTTCTGATTCATTCGTGCGGTCTCCTGCGAGTTCACGCATGTTCGTGCTGTAACGAGTTCCATCTGATAGACGAATTTCAACAACGGTCTTGAGATTGTCTCCGAGTCCACGGGTATAAGGCTTGCCTGCCAATTCATAATTGTTAATTGCCATTTGTCATTCTTCCTTTCACTTCTTCGAACTTAGCTTTGAGCTTTTCATCCGATTCGATGATTTGCTTCATCTGCTCAAGCTCCATCGCGGTTACTGTATAGAGGGCTTCAAGCGTAGCTGATTGAGTAGCTTCTTTTGCAACTCTTTCGCTTAGCGACTTAATCGCTAGACTGCTAATTTGTTTGTCTTGTTCATTCATGCTGTTTTCTCCAATTTTTCTATTTTGTGATTGAGTTCTTGAATGGCCTTGATTAAGTAAGGCACCAATTCAAATGTTCGATAAGAGTATACACCGTCAGGATTTTCAAAAAATGCTTCAGGAACATACTTCTGGACATCCTGCGCCATGATACCGCAAGCGATGTCTTCTATTTTCCCATCGTACTCCTTACGATAGCTATACGTCTTTAGGTTCTCGATTACATCAAGGCCTGAGACTATACTAGCCTCGATATTCGATTTATATCGACGGTCTGAGATTTCTTTGTTTATTGGGATCCAGGTCGAACCGCCACCGCTCCAATAAAAGTACATATAACCATTTTCGCTCTGAATTTCCTTATATTGAGAAGAGTAAATCCAGTATCCGGTTTTACCAGAATTCTTATTATTGTAATAAATATCGCCAGTTACGCGTAAATCTCCGTTAATGACCGGTGTATTCCAA